ATTTCAACGAGAATTTTGAAATTCTGGACAATAGCACGGTCAATTTGACAGGAACGGAAGAGCCTACCGCAGACTTAGGCGGTGAAGGTTCGATGTATTTTCAAACTGAAACAGCCGGAGAGACCGTCAAAATCAAAAAGACCTATGTCAAGACTAACGGAACATGGGTTGAGCTGAAAATGGGCGGTTCTGGAGTTATTTCAAGCATTTTAACAACGAGCGTAACAGTTGAAAAGGAGGACTAAACATGATCACAAAAAATCTGAGAGCACTGCTTGGGGCATTTACCACTAATTCAAATTATTCAAAAGCAATAAAGCTTAAGAGTGAAGACGGAACGGTTTGCGTTGGTGGAGCATATCTTGGAGAAATAATAACCGTCGGTGCTGCTTTTATCGGAACAAATGTACGAGAAAGTTCGGGAGCAGGTTCAACTTACAGTTACTGTACTTTGAAGCTTGGAACCGGAACAGCAGAAGCCACAGTAAACGATTATTCTTTAGAAAGCGAAGATTCTGCACTAACCTATGTTTCCGGTTCTGCAAGTGGTAGTTATACGAACGACAAGCTCAGCATGGGTGGAAGTGTGAAAACAGTTGTTGCCACTTTTATCAACAACACAACTGAAGCAGTTACAATCACAGAAGTTGGGCTTTTTGTTAACTATGCAGTAAGTTATGACCTTGACGGAACAAACAGTACGAGACGGAATTTCTTGATGGCTCGTGAAGTAATTGACCCAGTAGAAATCGGTGTAGGCGAAACATATACGTTCACTTTCGTGATTCAGTAAAGGAGGGAGAAAATGAATTACGGTTTTAATGATGCAAAAGAAAAAATTGAAATGTTTAGCAAGACTGAGGCTTATAATGACATTATCACGTTAACAGACCCATATGGTCATGAATATGAAGTTTCTACAGGGCAAGTTGTACAGAATTTCTTTGGGAATAAATTAAGAATAGTTAACAACAAGATTGAATTGACAGCAGAAATGATGTCAGAAATAGGAGTTACAACTTTAGCAGTTGGACAATCCGTTATAATTGGCATTCCATGTAGTGAAACGATTGGAAGGGCTTTAAGTGGTTTTCCAAATGCCTATTTCCAAACGCTTTCACACATGGAAAGAAGCATTTCTGATGATGTAAATATCAGCTTAAAAGCGGAATTTGTAGCGTTAAACGGAACCACAGAAATTGATTATAGGATTCAGAATGATGGGCATCAAGATATAACATTTTCAAGTACGCCTATGACAATCGCAACAACTATTCTTTGTCAAAATGTTACAGGATGGTAAAAAAAGGAGCAAGTCATGACACGAGAGGAACAATTGAAAAAAATCGTTGGGGCTGAAAACCTTGATAAAGCGGAACAGTTGATTGAAGAGGTTGTTTTTATTGAAGAACAATTGCGAGAACTGAAAAAGCTTCCGTTTTTGAAGGTACACCCAAAGGACAAGACAAAGCAGAAGCCGACAGCGAGTGCAAGACTTTATAAAGAATTATTGCAGCAGTACAACAACTCTTTGAAATTGCTTTTCAGAATCACAGGAGAAACCGAAAGCGATGAAGAAAGCCCTTTAAGACGTTGGGTGAAGGAAAGAGGGAACAAGGATGCTGATTAAAAAGCGGACAATCTGGACTCCGGACAACTCTTTTTTGCTTGAATATAAAGGCAGAATTGATGCAGGTGAAATCTTAGTCGGAAATGAGCTTTACACAGAACTTGAAAACTTGGAAGAGGACTTGAAAGATGACGAGTATTTTTACAATGTAGAAAAGGCTCGGATTCGTATGGATTTCATGGAAAATTGTATCCGACTGACAAAAAGTCCTTATTATAACAAGCCTATGGTTTTGATGATTTGGCAGAAAGCATTTATCGAAGCTTTGTATTCGTTCAAAATGGCGAGGGATTGGGTGGAAAATGAAAAAGACATTGACCGCTTCAAACGTGCGTTGCTTCTCATAAGTCGGAAAAATTGTAAAAGTGAATTATGCTCTGCATTAGGAAATGCGGAATTTATAGCAGGAAATGAAGGCTCGGATATCGTCTGCAGCTCGAATGATGACGCTCAGGCGTCAATCGTTTATGATGCTATGGACACAATGAGACAGTTATATGATCCGGAGGACTTAGATACAAAACGAAATCAGCGTTTTATCCTGAACAAAATAACAAACACTAAGGTTTTCAAGTTGTCTGACAGAACAAGAAACAAAGAAGGACGAAACATTGACTGGGCAATCCTAGACGAAGCCCACGAAATGAAGGACAATGTCATTGCAAAGTCAATCGAGCAATCGCAGTCCTTGAAGGAAAATCCGAAATTCATTATAATCACGACAGAGGGGTTCGTGAATGATGGGTTTTTAGATGAGGAATTGAAAAAAGGACGTGCAATCATCAAAGGCGAGGATGATTCAATTTCAGCAAAAAGGTTTCTGCCTTGGTTCTATACACAAGACAGCGAGCAGGAAGTTTTTACAAATCCGAAAAGCTGGATTAAGAGCAATCCAACACTTGGAACCATAAAACGATATGATTATCTAGCCGAACAAGTCGACATAGCCAGAAGGTCAAAAGCGGATAGAATTTTCGTACTTTCAAAGGATTTTAATTTCAAGCAAAATTCAGTTGAAGCATGGCTGAATGTAGAAGATTACAGTTACGCTTGTAAGTTTAACGTTGAGGACTTACGAGGATGCAAATGTTTAGGACACGTTGACTTAGCGGAAACAACGGACTTATGTTGTGCCAAGGCTTTGATTGTCAAAGGCGATTCAAATGTCAAATATATTTTGACGCAATATTTTATCCCTGAATCAAAGCTTGATGAGGAATCAGACGACCACAATGCAGGAGCAAAGTATAAAGAATGGGCAGACAAAGGACTTATCACGATTTGCGAGGGTAACGACCTTGATTTGACAGTTGTTGCAGATTGGTTTTTTCACTTGCACACAGATTTTGGAATTGACCTGTACAAATGCGGATACGACCAAAGGTTCGCACGAGACTGGCTGAAGGGCATGGAAACGTATGGATGGACGAAGGAATTCGGAGACGTTGAAATGGTGCTGCAGAACGCCCAGACCTTAAACAATGCCTTAAGGCTTGTTGAAAGAGATTTAAAAGCAAGACTAATTTTTTACAATGAAAACGAAGTTGACAAGTGGTGCTTCAAAAATTCCTGCTTAAAAATCAACGACCAAAGACAAGCGTTGTGCGTCAAGACAAAAAATGAAAACAAGATTGATGGAACAGTGACGTTGATTTCATTGTATGAAATGTATAGGCGTTACAGGGCGGATTTGAAAAAATTAAATGGAGGTGCATAGAATGGAATGGCTCGACAAGCTTTTTAGAAAGCCACCAAAAAAGAAAAAAATGGCAATGAGCCTTGACGGATTTTTGCCGATTTACTCACAGTTTGGAACGAACGTGTATGCTTCAGATGTGGTTCAGCAGGCTTTAAAGTGTATCGTTGACGAGGTCAAAAAACTGAATCCGAAGCATATCAGGTACAACGGAAGTGATCCAATTCCGGTCAGAAATAGTACGGTTCAGGATGTTTTGAATGAGCCGAACGAACTCATGACGACAAGTGAATTTTTGGAAAAGATAACATGGCTTTTACTGCTGAATTATAACGTTTTTATTATTCCGACTTATGAAGTATGGACAGACCCAAAGACCGGAGCCGAGCGAAGATATTACAAGTCTTTAACACCGATAAAACCGACAGAGGTTGATTTTATCGAAGATGCCCTGGGAAGGCTTTTCGTGACGTTTCATTTTTTGAATGGCTACACCACAACGATTCCATACAGTGAGGTTATTCACATTAAGTACAATTATTCCGTCAATCAGTACATGGGAGGAAATGAGCAAGGAACTCCAGATCATAAAGGACTTTTGAAAACCCTTGAATTAAACGAGAATTTACTAAAGGGAATCGCCAAAGCCATGAACGCAAGTTATGCGGTCAACGGAGTTGTTAAGTATAATTCTGTTATGGATGACGGAAAAACAGAAAAGGCACTTGCAGAACTGGAACAAAAGTTGAACAACGACCAGAGCGGATTTTTACCGCTTGACATGAAGGCGGATTTCATACCTTTTAATCGTGTAACACAACTAGTCGACAAAGATACATTGGAATTTATTGATTCTAAGATTCTAAGGAATTTCGGTGTTCCTTTATGTATTCTAACAGGAGACTACACAAAAGAGCAGTACGAGGCATTCTATCAAAAAACCTTAGAGCCTTTAATTGTATCAATGTCACAGGCATTTTCCAAAAAGCTTTTTACAAGCAGGGAAAAGAGTTTCGGAAATTGCGTTGAATTATATCCAAAGCAACTCATATTCATGACAGTTTCGCAGACCATGGAAATGGTGAATATACTTGCACCGACTGGAGCCATGTACGAGAATGAAAAGCGTGTGGCTTTAGGACTTCCACCGCTTCCTGAACTGGAAGGAAAGCGTTTCATGTCATTGAACTGGATTTCGGCAGATGATGCGAGCAAGTATCAAGTAGGAAAAGAACAGGAAGAAACTGTTGTTGTAGATGAAGAAAAAGAAGAAATTTAGGAGGGAAAAGGAATGAAGAAGAAGGAATTCGAACAAAGAACTTACACGGTATCACTTGAAACAAGAGAAAGCGAAGATAAGGCAACAGGAACAATCACGGGAAGACCTGTTGTGTACAATTCAAGAACGACCATTTGTGGTTTTGATGAGGTTATTGTTTCAGGGGCTTTAAACAACACGGACCTAACAGACGTTAGATTCTGCTTAAATCACGACACTTCTTTCGTATATGCCAGAAGTAGACGGAACAATCCGAACTCAACCATGAGACTTTCGCCGGACATGGAAGGACTTGCAATCGAAGCAGATTTTGCTATTGAAGAGAGTGCAAGAGCAAAGGATTTATATACAGCCATCATGCGTAGAGACATTGATAAAATGTCATTTATGTTTACTGTAGAGGACGAGGAATGGGAAGGACTTGACACCGACCACCCTGTTCGATATATTAAAAGCATAGGAAAGATTGTCGAGGTGTCGGCGGTAACGTTTGCAGCCTACGACAGCACTTCTATTGATGCCCGTAGTCAGCAGGCATTGGAGAATGCCAAACTTGCGATGGAGAACGCAAGAGACAAGAGGGATAAAGCGGTGGAGACTGCATTGGAACTTGAAAAGGCAAAATTCAATTTTTTGTCAAACTTTTAAAATCTAAAGAAAGGAAAAAAGAAATGAAGAGAAAAGAGATTTTAGAAAAACGACTTGCAAGACTTAATTCAAAGAAAGAGTCGCTTGCACAGCGTTGCAAGGCATCTGAGGATGCGAACGAGGTAAGAAGTCTTACAGAGATTCTTGAAGATTTGAATGCAGAAATCGAAGAGGCAAGAGCGGAGCTTTCAGCAATCGAGGAAGAGAGAGCAGACGAGAATGTTTCACGTGAAACAAAAGTACCTGAGAACGCAGAGACAAGAGGTGCTGTCAACTTAGGCTCTTTCAAGATTGCAGAAACAAGAACAGAGAATCCACTCGAGAGCGTTGAGTATAGAAATGCTTTCATGAAGTATGTAACCGAAGGAACTGCCATTCCTGCAGAGGTTAGAGGCGACACCATTTCAACTACTGAAACAGGTGTAATGATTCCTTTAACCATCATGAACGAAGTTATCAATACTGTAAAGAAGCGTTATGGAAACCTTTATGCAAAGGTTCGCAAGGTATCTGTTAAGGGTGGCGTTGAATATCCTATCGGAGCATTAAAGGCTTCTTTCAAGTGGATTTCAGAGACCACCGTTTCACCACGTCAGAAGGTAGACAACCTTGGAAAAGTTTCTTTCGGCTATCATGTAGCAGAGATTAGAATTTCGCAGACATTCTTGAGCCAGTTACTCACGCTTTCGGCTTTTGAATCAACCATGACAGAGGTCATTGCAGTTGCTTATCTTGAAGCAATGGACTACGCTATCATGAACGGTTCGGGAGACGGACAGCCTTTAGGTGTATTAAATGACCCAAGAGTCACAAATACAATCACAATGACTGCTGCCGACATTTCAAACTGGACAAAGTGGCGTAAGAACTTCTTTGCAAAGCTTCCACTCGGCTATAGAGCAGGCGATTTCGTGTTCGCAAGTTCAACCGTTGACGCTTACCTTGAAACAATGCAGGATGCAAACGGAAATCCAATCTTCAGACAGGCAACAGGCCTTGAAGTGAACGATGGAGATGCAACCAATCCAAACGGAAGATTCTTTGGACGTGAGATTTCACTTGTTGAGCCTGACATCATTGCAGACTTTGATTCGGCAAACGCTGGAGACGTTATCGGCTTATTCTGGCAGCCTTTAGAGTATGCAATCAACGAGAATTTCGCATTTACCATGAGAAGATATTTTGATGATGAAACAAACGAGTGGGTTGACAAAGCACTTGTAGTAGTAGACGGAAAGGTTCTCAACCCTACAGGATTCTATAAGATTATCAAAGGCTAATAAGGAGGCGATTTTATGACAACAATCGAAGCTTTATTTGACCTATATGAAGCACTTGGAGGAGATGCAGACGAAATCTCAACACTTCAGACAATTCCTGAAGTGTTAGAAGAGATTTCAGAAATCGCAGGCTCAACAATCGAGCTTCCCGGAGTATCTGCAAGCGACAACGGTGATGTGTTAACCGTTGTTGATGGTAAGTGGGCAAAGGCAGAAGCGAGTGCACCTGCCTTAACAACTAAATCATTTACCAAAGCCGGACTTTCAGGAACTGTTAAAACTTATGGAAATGTATCGACAATAGAAATCTACACATACAGAGGAACAATCACAAGTGCGTCTGAATCGCTTGGTTTTAACGTTCCTAATAACTTAATGTACACCTCTGGAGGTAGTCCTCAGATTCCATTGTATCAGAAAGGAACGCAAGTCGGATATTTCATTTTGAAGCCTGGTGAAACAACAACTATTTCTGTCACTGTCAGCTCACCAGTATCGACAGACACAAGCCCAGTTTATGCTAATTTCACAACACTTTAAAAAGGAGGAACAATAAATGATCAACGAGGATAGAATCGTTTCAGTTACAAAAACTGATTTACTCAGTCTTTATGGTGTCATTTTAAAGGCTGCAAACGTTGATGTTGCTAAGTTAGACGCAACAGCAACCGGAACTTTTAAGATTTCATCAGCTTTAACAACTGACTATGTTTTAGCAGACGAGCCAGTTAAGAGCCTTGATATCGCAAGCACCGTAACAAGTGCTTCAATCTATTTTGTGCCAGCGTACGACTTTGAAGGATTCACAGTCGGAGGAGCAAGTGCAACCATTGCAAGTGCAAGTGTGGACGTTGATGCAGATGGAAACACTCTTTACTTGGCAGTTTTAGCAGATGGAGAAATCACCGTTTCAAAGGTTGGCTTATAGAAAGGAGGTTCGGCAATATGACAGATGAGGAGTTACTTGCGTCAGTGAAGTCCGCCCTTGGAATCCTTGGCGAATATCAAGATGAAACACTTTCGGTATATATTGCCGAAGTAAAATCTTTTCTACTTGGTGCAGGAATCGACAATTCAAAAATAACAGCCGGACTTGTTGCTCGTGGGGTTTCAGACTTGTGGAATTACGGAGCAGGAAATGGCAAATTAAGCGATTATTTCTTGCAAAGAGCAACTCAATTGAGTTACTTATAAAGGAGGGCGAACAATGGCAGATTTCAAGCCTTCCATTCCGTACACGGTGCCGGTCCTTTTGTTGATACCGACAAAAACGACATCTAAGGGAGTGACGAAAAAGGTATACAACGAAGAAGAAGGAGTTCGGATTTTTTGTTCGTGGAAAACATACGGAGGAACAGAGGTTACAAAAGACGGAGTGTATTCGGTTCTTGATACCGCAACAGTCGAGACGTGGTATCGCCCTGATCTGAAAGCGGATTGCAGAATTAAGGACCTAGAAACAGAAAGTCTGTATGAAATCATTGGAAAACCTGAGGACATCAATCGCAGGCACCAATTCTTGAAATTCAAAGTTCAAGCGGTCGAAGGAGGGGCATAAAATGGCAAGGAAAAAATTCGGGCTAGAATTTGCCGGTTTTAACGAGGTACTTGAAAGGTATAAAAAGTTAGGCGGAAATCTAAAGGGGATAACCGAAAAATGCCTTGAATTTATTCCAGCCGAAATAAACCCCAACTTACAAGCGGACATGGCAAGACATCACTCGAAACGAGTGGTGAAGTCAATCAGCACAGATAAAAAAGTCGAATGGGAAGGACTAAAGGCAGGCGTTAAGGTCGGATTTGAGATAAACAAAGGCGGTCTGCCTTCAATCTTTCTTATGTATGGTACCGCAAAGCACGTTCCAAAAAATCAATACGGAACACCGAAGAGAGCAGGAGCGAGGATGAATGGCGGTATCACTGCCGATAAAAAGCTTTATAACGATGTTTACGGACGTGCGATTCATAAAAAAATCGGAGAAAAGCAAGAAGCAATTCTAGCAAAGGAAATCAATAGATTGATGGGAGGTTGAGCAAATGGAAGATAATTTAATTGAATTATTGCAGACGTTCGGTTTTCCAGTAATCAGACAAGGAAGTTTAGCACCGGAAGAAGAATATCCAGATACCTTTTTTACATTTTGGTGCATTTCTGAAATCGAACAGACCGCCTATGACAACGGAACTTTTTCTGTTGTTTATGATTTTTATGTTAACGTTTACTCAACAAGTCCTGAGAACGTATACAACTATTTAAAACAGGCTAGAATTCTATTAAAAAACAACGGATGGACATGCATTGACCGAGGTCACGATATACAAAGTGACGTGATCACACACATTGGGCGAGGCATGGAAATGACCTTTTTAAACACCGAAGAAGAAATCTAAAAAAGGAGGAACAAAAGAAATGGCATTTACAAGCGAACAGGGTGTATTTGAATTCCGTGGTGTCGATAATCTTTATGTTGCAAGAGTAACTAAGGATGACAAAAACGGATATGAAACCGAAACACCTATTTATCTTTCGCCAGTTGCAGAGGTAGCAAAGGCAACCGAAAGTTCAAGCGAGGCACATTACTACGACAACAAAGCCATGATTGTAGTATCAAGCGAAAGTGCCGATACAATCACAATCACCATGGCACCACCTGTCCTTGATAAGTTAGCTCGAATCATTGGAAAATCATTTGATGAAACAACCGGAATGATGGTTGATTCTGAGCGTGTCAATGATTACTGGGCTTTAATGTATCGAACAAAGGGAACAGATGGCAAGTATCGTTATGTTTCTAGATTAAAGGGAACCTTCAACATTCCTGAGGACGATAATCAGACCGAGAACGATGGAACCGACACAACGAACACCGAAATCGAGTACACCGGAATTTATACCGAGTATGAATTTAACAAAGGAAAGTATGTAAACGGAGCGTGGGAGAAGGCATCAGCAAAGGGAATTGTCGTTGATACTCGTTACGCATTAGCAGATGTTTCAACATTCTTTAATTCAACCCAAACCCCTGATACAATTCAGGCAACAAGTACAACGGTGACCGGAATCGGTGTCGTACCTTCTTCAATCACTGTTGAGGTTGGAGCAGAAGCAACCGCATACGCAACACTTACTCCAGCCGGAGCAACAGGAACAATCACTTGGACTACAAGCGATGATACCGTTGCAACCGTTGGAAATGGAGTTATTGCAGGAATAGCAGTAGGAACTGCAACAATCACAGCAACTTGTGGAGATTATAGCGACACATGCACTGTGACCGTTGAGGCTCAGGGCTAAATTAAAAAATTGAACGGATAAACAAAAATTAGGTGGTGGCAGGACGTCACCACCGTTTTTTTTAAAAAAATAAAAATCGGAGGAAAAAACATGGCAACAATCAAGTTAAATATTTATAAGGCAGATAGCAAAAAGGAAATCGAAAAGACTTACATTGCAGAGGGTTACGACCTTATGCTTGGAACAATTGACGACATTCTGAGCGTGATTGACGTTGATAAGCTGAATGATCAGAAGGCGGTTGCGGTTATGGTTTTAAAATCATACGGACAAATCAAGCCTTTATTGATGGACGTATTTCCTGAGGTAACAAGTGAGGAATTAAACCGAACAAAGATTTCTGAACTTGTAACAGTCTTTATTCAGTTAGCAACAGCGACCGCAGAATTATTGACAAATTTACAAACAAAAAACTAGAAGCGGGCGTTATTATTGAAGATGATACGCCCGTTCCAGAGTTACTTTTCGAAATGGAGATGAATCTTTGCGAAAGGTTCACATCAATGACACCTTTGTCACTGAGGAAAGAAAAGGCGAGAGAGGTTTACGACCTAATTGTAAAATATAACCGATATAGCAAGAAAAACGAAAGCGGAAAGAAGAAAAGAAAAATAAAGAAGCCGGCAGGCGATGATTGGTTTTAGAAAGGAGGGCAAAAAATGGCAAACGATAATACAACAACCACGAAATTCAAAGTCGATATATCTGAGCTAAAAGCAGGAATCACCGAAGCGAATCGACAGATTAAATTGGCGAACGCACAATTCAAGGCTGCAAGTGCTGGAATGGACGATTGGAGCAAGTCGACAGATGGACTGCAAGCAAAAATCAAGCAGACGGACACCGTTTTGAATAGCCAAAAAGCAGTCTTGACCGCTTATGAAAAGCAACTTGATCTTATTGTTGCACAATATGGCGAAAATTCAGCAGAAGCCGACAATATGAGAATCAAGATTGCAAATCAGCAGGCAGCAGTCGCAAAGACGGAAAAGAGCCTAGGAGAGTACAAGACCGCACTTGTTAACTTGGAAACAGAGCAAAAAAAGTCCGCTGGGGCTTATGATACTCTAAAGGCGAAAATCAACGAGCAGGAGCAGGAGTTATCTTCTCTTAAAAATCAGTATAAAAATGTTGCTACGGAGCAGGGAACGACATCAGCAGAAGCACAGAAATTAGCAACAAAAATCAATAGCTTGTCGACTGAACTTGGCGAAAACAAGCAGAAATTAAGCGAAGCGGACAAGAGTGCCGAAAGCCTTGACAAATCATTTGAGGATACGGGAAAGAGTGCAGATGATGCCCAAAAGGGCGGTATTTCAGCGTTAAATGTTGCACTTGGAAATCTTGTTTCAACCGGAATCACTGCTGCCTTGAATGGCTTGAAAAATCTTGCACTTGAAGCTGGAAAAGCGTGGAGTGCTTTTGATGATGGAACCGACACGATTATTAAAGCGACAGGAGCAACCGGAGAAGAAGCAAACGGACTTATAAACAGCTACAAGAACGTTTCAAAAACAGTGGTTGCAGATTCGTCAGAAATCGGTTCGGCTATTGGTGAAGTAAACACTCGTTTTGGATTGACCGGAAAGGAATTAGAGAGTCTTTCAACGAAGTTTTTGAAGTATTCAAAGCTGAATAACACAGACGTAGCAACCTCAGTTGACAGCGTGCAGAAGGCGTTGACGGCTTTTGGCTTATCTGCAGGAGATGCAGGAGGGCTTCTTGATACCCTGAATGCAGTCGGTCAAAAGACAGGGGCAAACGTTGAAACCTTGGCGACTGGACTTGTTCAGAATGCGACAGCATTTCAGGAGTTGGGCTTAAATGCCAGTCAATCAGCCATGCTCATGGGGCAGATGGAGACAAGCGGAGTTGATGCAAGTGCGGTCATGGCTGGACTAAAAAAGGCACTGAAAGAAGCATCAAAGCAGGGCGTTCCGCTTGATGAAATGCTTTCAAGTCTGCAAACAGAAATTCAGGGGAATTCTGACGCAACACAAGGACTTCAAAAGTCCTATGAGGTTTTCGGACGTTCCGGTGACGTTATGTTTAAAGCCTTAAAAGATGGAGCGTTAGATTTTTCAAATTTAAGCAACGAGGTTTCTGATTTCGGTGGAAACGTGGAAACAACCTTTGCAAATACTCTTGACGCACCTGATGAATTTCAACTTGCTATTCAGAATCTAAAAACGGAGTTCGGAGAAGCGACAAACGAACTTATGCAAAAGTACGCCCCACAAATCAAGTCATTTTTGAATGATCTAACTGCTAAGGTTCTGCCAGCGGTTACAAAAGGAATCGGAAAAATCATTGATAATTTGCCAGAAATCGAAGCAGGGGTTGCAGGAATTGCGACTGCATTTGTGGCTTTTAAAGCGGTTTCAATTATAATGGGAA